CGCCGGTCGGTACGACTATTGCTCTGATTGAGCGGTCAATGAAGGTTATGTCGGCAGTGCATGCTAGACTTCACAACTCCTTGCGCCGTGAGTTTAAACTCTTGGCGGCTATCATAAGGGACTCTTTGCCAGAGTATCCGTATGAGATTGACGGCGATGGGCTAATTGCACGAGCAGACTTTGACGACCGGGTTGACATCATCCCCATATCAGACCCGAACGCCACATCCTTCGCGCAGAGGATTATGCAACAACAGGCGGCTCTTCAAACATCGGCACAAGCGCCCCAGTTGTATGACTTGCGTAAGCTGCACCGGTCTTTCCTCAAGACTGTGGGTGTCGATGGTGCCGATGAGATTGTACCTGACCCAACGGACATCCCGCCGTTTGACCCTGTATCGGAAAACGCCAGAGCAATGTCAGGCGCTCCGGTCAAAGTGTATGCCTATCAGGACCATGACAGTCATATCTCTGCACATATGTCTCTGATGCAAGACCCAAGCATGCAGCAAAATCCTATGGGTAAGCAGATTGGTGCAGCCCTGTCCGCTCATATTTCTGAACATATGGCTCACAAGTATCGCAACGAAGCGCAGGAACTCATCGCAGATGAATTGCCGCCACTTGGTATACCTGAGGACAAGGGTCTGACCGAGGAAGAGGAGATGCGGATTGCTGCGCAAGCGGCACAAGCTGCTGCCCAGATTACTGGTAAGGCGCAGCAACAGGCGGTTATGGAGAGACAAATGGCAGCGGCGCAAGACCCAGTTATTCAACAGCAGCAAGCTGAGATACAGGTGAAGCAAGCAAAGGTTCAACAAGATGCGGCAGAGGCGCAGCTTGATGCGCAGGTAGACCTGCAAAAGGCGCAGATGCGTCAGCAACTTGAAAGAGAAAGACTCCAGCAGCAACGCGAAATCGCAGAGATGAAAGTCAGGGCCGACCTACTGAAGAGGTAATTTTCCAAGGCACTGACCAGTAACATCATGTTATATATAAGCTAGCGGAGTTTTCCATGAACCCAGATGTTCATGCTTTTACGGACGAAGTTCGTAAAACCCTACGGAACTATATGAACGAGTTGACAGACAACGTCGCTCTAGGTTCCGCAAAAACATTCGAAGAATACCAGCGAACAGTCGGCCAGATAGAAGGTCTGGCGATTGCGGAGCGTGAACTCCTAAATCTTCTGAATGTTTCCGAAAAATCAGACTGACGGCGTGGCTTGACCGCCTAAACCAAGCTAACAGGAGATGAGATGTCATCCGTTTACTCAACGGGTGAGGTTGTCGTGCCTGACAATCCACCTGCACCAAGAGGGTATCACTTACTAATGGTGATGCCAAAAGTCGAAGAAACCACAAAAGGCGGCATATATTTACCCGGAGACGTAAAGAATCGGGAGGACGTTGCTTCAATTGTTGGACAAGTAGTCAAGATTGGCGACACAGCATATCCGAATACTGACGCCAGATTTTCCTCTGGGCCGTGGTGCCATGAGGGGGACTGGGTAATGGTTTCCAAGTATGCCGGTCATCGCTTCGAATATGACGGCGTGGAAATGCGCATCCTTAACGATGACGCAATTCTCGCAGTTGTTTCTGACCCAACAAAAGTGTCGAGGGCAACGGCATGAGTGATGATGATATTAAAGATAATGAAGAACTTGAAGTTGAAATTGAGCAGCCTGAAGAGGCGGTTGAAAAGCCTGACGCAGAAGTTGATGAAACGTCTGCCGTGGCAGAGCCTGTAGAAGAGCAGCCCAAGAAATCCAACAAGTTCCAAAAACGAATTGACGACCTAGTACATCGGCAGCGTGAGGCAGAGCGCCAGCGTGACGAGTATTATAAGGTCGCTCAAACAATAATGGATGAGAACAACTCGTTGCGGCAAGCGGCGCAGAAGTTCTCAAGCACATCCGTCAATGAGATGGAAGCCCGTATTGAGGCAGACATTGAAAAGGCTAAGTCTGACTATCGAAAGGCTTACGACGACGGAGACGCTGATAAAATTATTGAGGCTCAAGACCGTATGATGAAGGCAGCATCGCAGAACGCGAAGCTGGAAAACATGCGGTCACAGGCGGCACCTGAGAACTATCAGCCTCAGGAGCCTATCGCACCACCGCCAGATAATAAGGCTGTCGAGTGGGCCAGTCGAAATCCGTGGTTCCAAAAGGACATGGTCATGACGAACGCTGCATACGCCGTCCACGATGACGTTGTACGCAGTGGGGTTCAGGCAAGTACCGATGAGTACTACAGCCTTATCGACAAGAGAATGCGAGAAGAGTTCCCTCATAAATTTCAGGATGAGGCGCAGGACACGCCAAGTCCAGCCCGAAAGGGTAACGCAACCACAGTGGTTACGCCGGGTGGCAACGAAAGTGGCCGTTCGAAAAAAGTCCGACTCACACCTTCACAGGTGGCCGTAGCAAAACGCTTGGGTGTTTCTCTTGAGGCATACGCAAAGCAGTTTGTTGCGCTCGAAAATTAGGAGGCATTCATATGTCTGAATCAGCAAAAGCTACTCGTACTCCTCGTTCTGTAGAGAAGCGTGAACAGGAGTTACGCCCCCAAACTTGGTCTCCACCCAACATGCTACCCGACCCATATCCGAAGGAAGGATTTACCTTCAAGTGGGTTCGCATTTCAACGCAAGGGCAGGATGACCCGATGAACTACTCAAAGAAACTTCGTGAAGGATGGGAAGCCGTCCCAATCGAAGAGGCACCTGAGATGGAACATCTTGTCCTAGACCCTCACCCTCGCTTTGAAGGCAAGGTTGAGGTCGGAGGTCTGCTTCTCTGCCGGATGCCCGACGACTTAGCAAGTCAACGCAACGAATATTATCAGCAACAGTCTGAAGAGGCGATGCGCTCCGTTGATAACACGCTAATGCGGGAATCCAACCCACGAATGCCCATCAGTTCCCCACAGCGGAACTCAAGGGTTTCTTTTGGTAGAGGCTCCTAATTGGCTAATTAGGGGTCAAACTTAGGAGGACTTAATGTCTGCTACATCAGCCCCTCGCGGTCTGAAGCCGATTGGTCTTCTTGGGGGTATGCCGTTTGCTGGCTCGACTAGACAATTTCTAATCAAATCGGGTTATAGCACGGCTATCTTCAATGGAGATGTAGTCGGTCTCGCTGATACCGCAAACTCCACAGACGATGGTTTTCTCGTCCGTGAAGCAGCTGCAAGTGAAGTCAATCCAATCGGTGTGTTCCTCGGTGTTTCATACACTGACCCGGCAACAGGCCAGTTGACTTTTAAGCAATACTATCCCGGCGGCATCGCAGCTTCTGATATTAAAGCTGTTGTTTCTGTCAATCCATTCACTCTGTACGAAGTCCAAGCTGACGACGCAATTGCACAAACGCAATTGGGCATGACGGCTGACCTTGTTCAAACCGCTGCTGGAAATACCATCACTGGTAATTCCGGTCTCCAGCTTGACGCATCTACTGCGTCTGTTGGTGGCGAGTTGTTCAAGATTATCGACTTTGTGGAACGTGTTGGTTCAACAATCGGTGACGCCAAAACTGACGTTGTCGTGATGATGAACCAGACTGAACACGCGTTCCTCGCAGACGTGATTACATAAGGGAGTTGTAAAATGGCTATCGCACGCGCGCAGCTTATGAAAGAACTCCTGCCGGGTCTGAACGCATTGTTCGGTATGGAGTATGCACGTTACCCAGAAGAGTGGCGTGCTTGTTACGAGGTCGAGAACTCAGAGCGTAGCTTTGAAGAAGAGACCAAATTGAGTGGCTTTGGAGCCGCTCCCGTCAAGGATGAAGGCGGAGCCATCACCTATGACGACGCACAAGAGGCATATACCGCACGGTATACGCACGAAACTATAGCCCTTGGCTTCTCAATAACTGAGGAAGCGACCGAAGATAATTTATATGACTCTCTTTCGGCTCGCTATACCAAGGCGCTTGCTCGCGGTTTCCAGCATACTAAGGAAGTCAAGGGCGCAGCACTCTTCAATGAGGGCTTTACCGGTCAAACCGGTGGCGACGGTGTGTCGCTGTTCAACACCTCTCACCCTCTGGTGAACGGTGGAACGAACGGTAACCGCCCGTCTGTTGCTGTTGACCTTAACGAAACCTCCCTTGAGGCTGGCATCATCGCCATCGGCAAGTGGACTGACGAGCGTGGTCTCAAGATTGCCGCCCGTCCGACCCGACTGGTTATTCCTAGTGACCTCCAGTTCGTAGCCGAGCGCCTGATGAAGTCAGAACTCTCCACCATAGCTGGCGGGACTGGTGATGGTACGTTCGCAAAGAACGATATCAACGCAATCAATTCCATGTCAGCCGTACCGGGCGGTGTGATGGTCAATCACTACCTGACGGATGTGGATGCATGGTTCCTCGGCACGGATATCCCGAACGGCTTCAAGCATTTCGTGCGGGTTCCAATGGCGACCTCCATGGAAGGTGACTTCGAAACTGGCAACGTCCGTTACAAGGGCCGTGAGCGTTACAGCTTCGGCTACTCGGACCCGCTGGCCTATTACGGCTCACCGGGTGCCTAACTCTAGTGGGGCGGGGCAACCCGCCCCCTTTTTCTTGTAGGAGGACTTTATGTCAGACATTACTGCAACCACGGTGACTGCCGACGGAGTAGCCGTAAACCACCCTGCACGGGTCAAAAGCATCTATTACGTCCGTGGCTCTAATGCAGGTTCAATCGTCCTGAAGGACGGTGGGTCAAGTGGCACTACGTTGCTTACTCTGACAACGCCGGGTGCAGGTAGCGGTGTCGACGCTGCCAACACTATGTCCATTCCTGCGGACGGTATTCGCTTTCCAACAAATGTATTTGTAGATGTAACCAACGTGACTTCTGTCACGCTGTTCCATGCCTAGAAAAAAAGAAAAGCCGATTAAGACTTCGGTCAAGTCGGGTAACTTTAGAAAGACCAAGGCTGGCGCAGGAATGAGCGCCAAGGGTGTGGCTGCGTATAGGCGCGCCAACCCCGGCAGTAAACTTAAAACAGCAGTAACAGGAAATCCTGCGAAAGGCAGCAAAGATGCGAAAAGACGCAAGTCGTTCTGCGCACGAAGTGCTGGGCAGATGAAGAAGTTTCCCAAAGCTGCAAAGAACCCCAACAGTCGCCTTCGTCAGGCGCGTAAGAGATGGAAATGCTGACATGGCAGAGGCTGTAGAAGTAACGCTCGCGCGTTTAGAAGAACGTATCAAAACCATGTCGGATGAGGTGCGTCACGTTCACGAAGAGGTATCCGAACTAAAGGCCCAAGCAAACCGCTGGAAGGGCGCATTCTGGGTGATGCTTGCCGTGGGCGGTATCTTCGGGAGTGTTGCACACTTAATTGTAGGATGGATAAAATGAGTGAAAAAAATCGGCGGCGTTTCAGCGGTGTCAGGGATATGAGGACGCCAACAAAAACGAGACCAACACCCCCGCCAACAAGGCCGTCAAAAACCACACCAACACCAAAGCCAACCGAACGCCAGCGCAAGGAATATAGCAATCGCGCTGACACCTTCATCGGCAATGTTGACCAAGTCATGAACCCCGGAAAGATTTATCGCGACCCCGGCAAGGGACCAAGCGTTGGCCGTGACCGTGTCATCCCCGCAGCAAGTGAGGTCGCTCTTGGCTTTAAGCGTTTTGTTGAGAACAAGATGGACGCTGGCAAGATGAAGGACGGTGGCCCGACCAAGCGCAAGAAAAGCATTGACGGGATTGCACAACGCGGAAAAACGAGGGCGAAATAATGGCAATCGCAAGGGCGCAGATGGAAAAACAAATAACTAACCCGCCGAAGTCAAAGAAGAAAAATAAAATCACCTACATGAAGAATGGTGGTCAGTGCAAAGGCATGGGCGCGGCGACAAGGGGCGGCAACTTTACCGTCAGGTAATGGAACACGTCTTCTTGTTGCTGATATATCTAGGCACACAGGATTTACGCAAACTCGTTAGCGGCGATATGTATTTCCGCAGCGCAACAGAGTGCAATTTTTTCGCAAAAGAAATGTCTAAGCGGTTCGGGAACTACGAGTTTAGTTACCTGATGGACAGTCGTGACCGGGTCACCGCTTACTGCGTACCAAAGTTTGTCGAAGAGGGGTCTGTTAAAGTTTACTAGGTGGGAGCAAGTAGTTGAAATGATTGACCCTATTTCTGCATTTAGCATGGTCTCTGCGGCCACTGGGGCCATTTCCAGCGCCATCAAGGCTGGCAAGGATTTGTCCTCTTTAAGCGGCCCGATTTCACGCTATGCCAAGGCAGAGGCTGAACTCCAGTTTGCAGCAACGAGGAAGAAGAACAGCATCTTCTCTAAAATGTCCGGTGCCGAACAGGCTGGGATAGACGAGTTTTTCAGGAAAGAGGAACTCGACAACATGCGCAAAGAACTCCGAAGCCTGTTCAACATATACGGCAAACATGGCCAGTGGGAGCGCCTTCAGGCTGAGATAGCCAGACAACGGGCTTTGCAGAAGCAGGAGTTGGAACGCCGCGCCAAGGTCAGAGACCAGATAATTCTGTGGACCGCCATTCCCACAATCCTCTTGGGTGGTGGTGCGCTGCTGTACTTCTTTGTCATGTATTTAAAAGGACTGTAATGAAAAAGGCACCAAAGCGCCCAGCGAAGAAAACAAAATCGCGTGTAAACGAGGCGGGAAACTACACAAAGCCAGCCATGAGAAAGAGATTATTCAACCGCATTAAGGCTGGGTCAAAGGGCGGGGCCAGTGGTCAGTGGAGTGGTCGAAAAGCCCAAATGCTAGCCTCCGCTTATAAAAAAGCCGGTGGTGGATACCGCAACTAATGGGCCTGAAGAAAAGTCAAAAGTCCCTCAAAAACTGGACAAAGCAAAAGTGGAGGACAAAGAGTGGCAAGCCGTCCACGCAGGGTCCAAAAGCTACAGGGGAAAGATATCTACCGGCTAGAGCAATCAAGGCGCTTTCGTCGTCGGAGTATGCAGCGACCACGAAGGCCAAGCGGAAAGCTACTCGCGCCGGTAAACAAGTGGCCAAGCAGCCTAAAAAAATAGCCAAGAAAACTGCGCGATACAGAAAATAAATTGTCGTATCGAAGGGTAAGGAAGACCCAACTTAAACATCGAAAGACATCACCCTCTGAACAGGGTCGGCTCACAAAATTAAGGCGCATTAAAGAAGACCGGGAAGATGCTGAGTACGCGCTGGAGAATATGAGAGAATGGCTACGTCTGGAACAGCTACGTTCAATCTTGACATCAACGAAATCATAGAAGAAGCATATGAGCGCGCCGGTCTTGGGCGCGCTTTTTCTGGTGGTGACTATCGTACAGCAAGGCGTTCTCTGAACTTACTGGCACAAGACTTTGCTAACCGAGGTATTAATCTTTGGACTGTCGATACTCAGACCCTGTCTTTGACCAGTGGTACTGCAAGTTACACGCTTCCAGCAGACACTGTAAGTATACTTGACCACTCAATAAGAACTGGAACGGGAACGTATCAAAGCGACCTTACCATAACTAGGATGAGCCTTGGTGAGTATGCAGGTATCACGTCAAAAAACACGACGGGTCGACCAGTCAAAATGTACGTTGAGCGTCTGCGGGACGCTCCAAAGATTTCTCTTTGGCCGATACCGGATAACAACACTTACACATTAGTGTACTACCGCATTCGACGTATCTATGACTCCACGTCTGGAGCAAACAATCAGTACGACGCCCCTGCCCGGTTTTTACCCGCCATAGTATCCGGGTTGTCTTATCAGCTAGCATTGAAAAATCCAGCAGTGACTGACCGCATTCAACTTCTCAAGCAAGCATATGAAGAAGACTTCAATCTTGCAGCAACAGAAGACCGGGACAGGTCTGACTTTAGGATAGTGCCAAGCGTAAGATGAACTACATCACAAGTAATATCCCATACTTCAAGACATGGATAAGAAGAGAGTACACGACTAATTTTGACAGATATCACGGAGAGTTTTTACACGGCATGGCAATAGCCGTGACCACTCTGCCGATGAGGACTTTGAGTTTTCAAATTCTGTTTACCGGTTGTGAGGATGAAGAGAACAATGTTCATGGCGGTGCCATGTGGGCAAGGATGCCCTTGACGGCACTGGTTGGTGACACACCCTTTGAAGAGTGGCCAGAGCCGATGCCGACAGAGTTTGCCCAGCCTTGGGACTGCCAGTCGCATCATCACTCTGTGTTTGTACTTAACCGAGCAACACCTTGTCCTTGGCAAGCAAAAATTGACGGGGAGTTTTTCCCCGCCAAGTACTACTTCACGGTCGATTACACCGACACGGAAGTAGCGGATGACCCGGCGCAGCATAAGCAAAGCCATGTGCTTGAACTTATGGATGCCGGGAAATGGACGGGAAATATAGTAGCCCTTCCAAACAACAGGGTCCGAGTAACAAACCCAGCGTGGTTTGCTACGGGAGAAGGACCACCGGACTTCAGGCCAAGCCAGTGGGTCCATCACTCAAAACAAGACCCAAATTATGTCAACGACACTTCACGGGTGTTCAACAATCTCTACGCGGAGTCAGAAAATGAAGCATAACATGAAGAAGCCAAAGGGCATGAGAAGAGGCGGTGCCGGTAAGATGCCTATGAAAATGAAGGATGGCAAAGAAGTACCAGCCTTCCTGAAGAAGGGTGGCAGTGCCAAAAAGGCTACTAAGAAGGCGGCTGCAAAGAAGAAGGCCGCACCAAAGAAGGCCAAGAAGAAGGCAGCTAAGAAAATGTCCTATGGCGGCAAGACCAAGGGTATGGCCCGTGGTGGTAAAACAATGGGCATGAAGTACGGCGGCAAGCCTGTATTTAAGTCTCGGATGAGTTAATGGGTCGGTTCGCCTCTGGCAAGAAATCGTTCGCCCTGTGTGACCGGTGCGGTCAGCGGTTTCCTTACGATAGAATAAAGCCAGAGATTGAGAACCGTAGACCTAATGGGCTGCGTGTCTGCCCACCCTGCTTCGATAAAGACCATCCACAGCTTCAGCTTGGACGAGTGCGGGTGGTAGATGCGCAAGCGTTGAGAGACCCAAGACCCGACAGGATAGAGCCTGCAAGCAACATCATCGCTTTTGGACAGAGATATCCGCATACAGCCGGTTCAAATCAATATTCGACAACCTCTGCAACGCTGACCGCTACAACGGAAATGTCAGTCAGTTCGGTGATTGAAGGCACTGCTGCCATATCATTTGTCAGCCTGTTTACACAGACATCAGCCGCTGATGTCTCTTCTGGTGGCAGCGTCACAACTTACACAGTCACAGTAGCTTCAGGGACCAACCAATATGGAAGTGGTAACAAGTATTATATCGCTGGACTTTCTGGAGCCTCTCCAACACTCAGCCTTTCTGAGGGAAGCACTTACAAGTTTGACCAGTCTGACTCCTCAAATAGTGGCCATCCCCTTCGCTTTAGCACAACTCCTAACGGAACACATGGCGGTGGTTCTCACTACACCACAGGCGTGACGGTGGTGGGTACACCCGGTCAGGCAGGGGCTTATACGCAAATCACAGTCGCGATTGGCGCGCCGACTTTATACTACCACTGCCACAACCATAGCGGCATGGGCGGGACGGCTAACACACCATGAATTATTCAACGCTTGTTCAAAACATCAAAGACTTTATGGAAGACGATGGCACAGAGTTTTCTGCTGCCATTGATACCTTTATCGACATCACCGAACTCAAGCTGTCGCGTGAACTCAAAATACCGGCTTTCAGGCGCAGGGCCACGTCGTCACTTACATCTGGTGACCCCTTCATCACGATGCCGGACGACATGGTTTCGCTTGAAGGATTTCACATTATCGACAGCAATGTTCGTTCACTTCTCTTGTTAAGGAGTGATGAGTTTATGTTGGAGTATTGGCCGAATAGAACATCGACAGGAACACCAAGGTACTACGCATATTTCGATGATGACACCTTGTATGTAGCGCCAACTCCATCAACAAACTTTCCTGTTGAACTCAGCTACCGCCGGAGACTTCCGGCACTTTCCAACTCAAACACAACTAACTGGCTGACCGATAACGCCAGTGATGCACTCCTGTACGGTTCTCTTGTCGAGGCCGCAGCCTTCAACCGCAACTACGCACTGCAAGAGCGTTATCTCGGTATGTATCAAAACGCGGTCCAGAACATCACACAGGAACAACAGGTCCGCAACTCCATCGACAATTTTTATCAACGTAACGAGGGTTAAATCATGGCAACGACTAACGCCGCAACCACCTATCTGGAGAACAAGCTACTCAGCTTAATCTTCAAAAATAACGCTGGAAGTTTTTCAACACCGGGCGACAGTATATATGTAGCCCTCGCAACTGCTGTATCCAACTTCAACGACAGCACTGGCGAGACAGGCACTCCGACGATTACAGAGGTCAACACCTCTACTCAGGACGCTAACTACACGCGCAAACAGGTTACCGCTGCGAACTGGACCCTTACGTCCTCATCGGCAAACCAGCAGACCTGTAAGAATACGAACAACATTGAGTATTCAGCGTCATCCGGTATCGCCAGTTATACGGTCACTCACGTTGCAATCTTCGATGCATCATCTGGTGGGAACGCGCTGTTCATTGGCGCTTTAGATGTTTCAAAGACCGTCGCGTCTGGCGACATCTTCCGCATCAACGCGCAAAACCTCACAATTGAGTTGAAGTAACCATGCCACTGGTTATTGCTGACCGGGTGAAAGAAACAACGACGACAACAGGCACTGGTACTTACACCCTCGCTGGTGCCGTTGGCGGGTTTGAAAGTTTCGCTTCGGTGGGAAATGGCAACACAACCTTTTACTGCTGCACAGATGGGACAGATTTTGAAGTCGGCATCGGAACGTATACGGCATCGGGAACGACGCTGGCTAGAACCACCATTCTACAGTCTTCTAATAGTGATAGTGCGGTCAATTGGTCATCTGGAACGAGGACTGTGTTCTGCACGTTGCCAGCGGAAAAGGTAGTCCACACATCAAATTTACAATCACAAGGTGCCTCGCACTTCGCGTCTCCCGACGATGCGACGGCACTGGCGATAGCGTTGGGGTAGGACATGGCCAATACATTTAAAGTCAAAACAAACGATGCGATGCCAGCCAGCGCCGGTACGCCGCTGACGATTTACACAGTTCCCGGCGGCACAACCACCGTCATCCTCGGACTGATGTTGTGTAACGTCCACACCTCACAGGTAACGGCCAGCGTAAAACTCGAATCCGACACGTCTGACACAGAGACAAATTCAAACGTGTTGTTGGTCAAGGACATCCCAATACCAGTCGGTTCGACAGTTGAACTTCTGTCGGGAAACAAAGTCGTCATGCAGACAACAGATGTTCTGAAGATTGACTGTAGTGTTGCAGGCAAACTTGATGCAGCACTGAGTATCATGGAGATAACCTAATGCCCTATATCGGTGCTGGCATCACACGGTTTAACACGGCGGACGAACTGACTGTCACTGGCACGTCAGAGTTTGGCGGCA